TTCTGTCTGGACTACTTTCCCGGTTTTAAGCCCGACCAGATATTCTGTGCCGTCTTTATACAGACTGATCTGCTGATGCTGCCCCGGTGGCGTGTGTTCGTCGTAAGAGTCCGCCACGATGTACAGAGAGGGAATTAAGTCCGTATTTTCGCCGATTTCGACCGGGATCGTGACCTTGAACCACTCGCCGCTCTCCTGAATCACCGATGTGGATACATTGCCCGAAATGTAGCAGACTTTGCATAAATATAACGATTCTGCGCCGCTTATGCCTGTATCATTTTCGTAGCGGATGCCACCGAACTGTGCGCCGCCGATCGCAAAGGAGCCGTACTTAACACACTCCATGAGCTGTTCGAGCGCACTGCGCCCACGCAGCTCCAGTACAAGATTACCGACTCCGCGTGTTTTCGTTCCGGCGCTATATGCAGCAATGCCGCCGCCGATCAGGTGGTATATCTTTGTATCTCCGTTCCAGTTCCAGTCGCCCTGAAGCTGCCCGGTCACTGGCAAAAGAACGCTGTAGCTGCCTGTGCTGTCCAAGCCCCAGACAATGATCTCTTTCATATTGTCCGACCTCCTGACCGTGCATTCGCAAGCTGCAAAGCGGATACAATAACCGTGTCCAACGTCTCCCCACCGATCTGCACAGGAATAATTATATCACCATTTTGCACCGTATTTTCGAGACTTTCTGCACTTTGTGGAGACTCCCGGACAGGCGATGAGAGCATTGCACCGCTTACCTGTAACCTGGTCAGATCAATGGGCGGCAAATGAAAACCGTTTGTCTGGATGCCTGTTAAATCAAGCGACCGCAGGCTGCTTTGTAGCTGCTTGTCGATCACGCTCGTGTCCGCATCAATGCCCACAGCAATGCCCTGCGGGATATACTGCCCGATCTGATCAGCCATCAGCTTTGACGGTGACGCAATGCCAAAATATGCCTTAAAACCGTCCACAATGCCCGAACCAAGAGCGGAAATTTTGCTCCAGAGCCATGAGCCGCCGTTTGCAAGATCAAGCATCCCCTGCATAATGCCGTCCAGGATGTTGTGCCCCAGCTCGCCCCAATCCACGTCTGCCAGCTTTGCACCGAGGCTCTCAAAAAAGTCCCACCACCAGACGGCAAAATCCGCAAGTTTTCCCACCGCCGATTTGCCAAAATCCAGTATATTTGTGATGATTTTTACACCCAGCTCGTGCCAGTCGATCTCGTCCATCTTTGTGCGCATGGTCTCCAAAATTGACGAAAACCACTCATGCAGCCGATCACCGACGGTCAGCAATCCTTCTCCGATTCTGCCCAGAATCGCCTTGCCACTTTCTTTCAGGGATGCAATATTTTCCGGATTTGCGAAGTATTCCACAATTTTATTAACAATTTCCCCAGCCGCACTCCATAGAGTTCCCGCAAGGGAAATAATACCGTTTCCAATTGCGGTGATAATTGCAAGTGCTGCATCTGTCAATCTACCGAGATTTTCGGGGTCGGTGAAGTATTCCACCAGCTTGCCAATGATCTCCACCGCCGCTGTGATCAGCGTCTCAATGTTGGTGATAAGTCCCTCTGCAATCGCCGAAATGATCGCAAATGCACCCTCAATCAGCTTTGTCAGGTTATCATCTGCAAGAAGAAAATCCAGAAACCCATCTATGATCTGAATCGCCGCGTCAACCAGAATGGTCGCACTATTTGCCAGCGCTGCGCATAGCTGTGTCATGATCTGGACTGCCGCCCCGATCAGCCGGGGAAGTGTGCTGCCGTCCGTCAAGATTCCGGCAATCGCCTGAATAATGCCCGAAATACCGTCAATTATAGTGCTTAAAATATTTCCGTCACTCAGAGCAGCGACAATTCCAGAGAGCATGGAAGAGATGCCCTCAATCACCATCGGAAGGAGCACCTTGAACGATGAAACAAGGGCTTTTACTATATTTGTCGCTGATTTTACGGCCGCCTGAATGGTTTCCGGCGAAAGCAGGACTTTTGAGATATTGGCCAGAATGCCACTCACCGCATTCAGAAGGCTGGGAAGATTTGCAGTCAGGCTGTTGATCCGGCTTTGGATTATTTCCCCGATGCTCTCAGCAAATCCGGCTAAATCTATGCTTTCAAGCGCTGTATTTATGCCGTCCAGAATATTGACGTAGGCCTTGTCAAGATCAGCAGTCCACGAAGAAATCCCTGAAATTATATTTTCAAAAAAACTTTGAATATTCCCCGAATTTCCGACAATTTCCGACATTACCGTGTCTAAAGTCTGTTTAAACGCCTGCCCGATCTTGGGAGCAGCTGACATCAAGGACTGTGCGAGGCTGCTTATCGTCTGTGCAAGCGTCGGCACAAGCTGCGGCAATGCGGAGGATATACCGGTCAGCAGTGCCTCACCGGCAGAAACCGCCGCATCCAGCAGGCTTGGGATCGCCCCGACGATCTCGCCTGCGACCTCCGGCAGAACTTTTGAAAAGCCCTGAACCAGCTTGCCCACACCGTTGATTGCCTGCCCAAATCGGGGCAAGAGATTTTTGACTGCCTTGACAGCACTGTCCACAAACGTGTCTATCAGGCCGTTTAAATCCTGCGTATCGTCCGCAACGCCGACCAAAACGTTTTGCCACGCCGCTTTTGCCATGCCTAGAGAGCCGCTGATCGTGCTTGACGCCTCTTTGGCGGTGGTGCCCATTGCTTCAAGGGCTTCTTCTTGGGTCATCAGCCCCTTGTCAACCATTTCGGCTGCTTCTTCGGCAGACAGGCCGGAGATGCGCATATTCGTCTGGATCACATGGATTGCCGACACAACGTCTGCATAGTTGGCCATGTTGTACTCTATGCCGGAGATTTTTTGCGCATCCTCCAGCAGCCGCTGCATTTCTGCCTGCGTGCCGCCGTAGCCCAGCTTTAGATTGTCTAACATGGTATAATTTTGCTTTGCAAAACCGGCGTAGGCGTTCTTGATCGACTCCAGACTTGTGCCCATTTTGTTCGCATTATCGGACATATCCCGGATTGCAACGTCTGTAAGCTCTGCCGCCTTTACCTGATCGCCGCCCAGAGAGGCGACCATCGCCGCAGCGGAACTTGTGGCGGTCTCCATATACTCATTTGCGGACATTCCGGCGGTTTCAAACGCTTGTTTGGCGTTACTCATGACAGTACCCATCGCACCGCCGAACAGGGTCTCTACACCGCCTGCAAGCTGCTCATAGTCCGCATAAGCGTCCGTCGCCTGCTTTGCAAGCTCCACCGCTGCGTTCCCCGCGGAGCGGATTGCGGAGACGCCAATTTCTGCCGCCGCCTCTAAAGCACTGCCCAGCTTACTGCCTGCATCAGATAGGATTCCGCCCAATTTTCCGGCAGATTCGCCGGTTTTATCCAGACTTCGCCGGAAGTCACTGTCGTCGCCCTCAATGTCGATCGTAATGCGTCCGTCACGCTCTGACATACTCTCACCTCCTTAGCCAAATGCAGCCCCGATTTCCTCCGCAGACATGGGCTTTGACGGGATTCTGATCTCCCTTTGGATACGCCTTATTCGCTGTCGCTCCTTTTTGTCCTTAATATCTGCCGGATTAACAGCACGATAAGCCATGCGCTGCCTGATTGGCGTGTCCTCCGGCAATGCGTTAAACAGCGCCAGAAACATATGCCAGTGCAGATATTCGATCCGGATCAGGTCAATGCGGTAAACAGACAAAAATGCAGCGTAAATATAGGGGCTGTCAAAGCTCCATGATAATATTTTCTTGCCAGAATTTCCGTGCTTTTTCGGTTTGTTTTTCGCTTCGCTCTCATTTATGCAAAATGCGATCAGAGCGGAGATTGCCGTCTCGATCTCGCTGAGTGGCGGCAGCTCCTCAAACCAGTTTAACATCAGAGACAGCTTCTGCCGCTCATTCACGGTATCATCACCCAAAAGGTCGGAAAAGCGCAGCCATTCGCGGAAATCCGTGATAATTCGGTATTCTTTACCGTTTACCTCCACAGCATCAGGCAGCGGCTCATACAGTAGGTTCCTCATTTTTCTTTACTGCTGCTTTTTTAGGCGTGTACTTTTTTGCCGCTGTGTCCGCATCTGCCCTGATCTGCTCCACATAGGTGTTAAAGCTATCAACCACCGGCATATAATCTCTCAGACTGTCCGTCATGCCGTCAAACAACTTTGCAGATGTGCCCTCACCAAACAGGGCATCAAAATACGCCCTTGTCGCTGCGCAGACCAAACGGATCTGCTTTGACCAACTGGTCTCTTTGTCAGACTGTGCCAGCACATCATTCTTAGCCTTTTCTGCCACCTCCAGCCGCTCCATATCATCAGCGGACAGCGGGTCAAATTCAAGGGCAAAATTGCCGATTTCCCATGTCATTTTATCACCTCATTACGATAAAAGGGGAGCATTTCAGCCCCCCCTCTTTATGACCTTTACGATTTTGTCACGATGGAAAGTGCGCTCTCTGCGTTGCCGTAACGTGCATGGAGCACGACCGACGAACCGGCGGTAACAGACGGCACGTTAATGTAGTTGTATGTGTTGGGGAAGTACGTAGAACCGTTATAAACGGCATAAATTGTCGCAAAACCGGTGGTTGTGTTTGCCTGAATGCCCATATCGCCGCCACCCCATGTGGTCGCCATCTCCACAGATGTGGCATCTGCACCGACTTCGAGCGTTTCGTCAACGTTTGTCCCGGTAACGTGTACCTCAGTAAAGCGTGTACCCGGTGCGCCGGTTACGCTGCAAGCCTGAAAATCGGTAGAAATGCCGAAATTGACCGTAACTGCGGTTCTTTCACCATTTGCCTTAAATGTGCCTGTGTAGGTCTGTGCGTCCATTGTGGAGCCGTCACCATCCGGCACGACCTGATACCGCTGCATATAGCCGTCCGCCTTATACTCAGAGCCAACCTTTCGCAGCGTTTTCATATCCGCCTGCACGATCTGCACGGTGGCATCATCACCTGTCACCAGATTGTCATGGATGTACACAATTGCGTCATGCACCGAATTACCGTCATATTTGTCAAAATTATACGAGATAGACGGTGCATATCCGGTCACACTCGTGCGGTCTGCATCCTCGTCCACATACTGTCGCGAGTACTCCTTTGCTTCTGTGGAGCTTGTCAGCTCCGTAAAGCCCTCCATGCGGATAAAATTCGTTCCCACCTGCATAAATGCGAGCTTTTCAGAGCGTTTTACCAGTGCCTGTGTATCAATTCCCTTTCCCATTTAAATCACCTCTGCTTTGTAATAACCCGGCTGATAGTACAGTAGCCGGAACTGCATCACATATCTTGCCGTATTGTCTCCGCTGTCCTCAACATAGCCACGGGATACAACAAACATCTCAATCGGGGTCAGCCCGTCGTCAAGCTCCGGGTATGTCCCCTCAAGATTCTTTTGCTCGACCCATGCCGCAAGCCGATCATAAAACTGCGAATTCCGCATATTTTCGGCAGTTTTCGTGCCGAACTTTTCGCGGCTTGCAAAGTCAAACAGAAACTGTCGTATCGTCCCACCGTCTGTGTAGCGCCTGTATATCGGGTCACAGGGGTAGGCATCGACCGTGTAGCCGACTCCATCGCCCAGAAAATCAACCCCAAGTGGCGCTCCGCTGGTCAGCAAAGGGCAATCGGCAAAATATGCCCGGATTGCCGATATAATTGCCATTTTTATCTCCTGTTTACTTGCCTGATCACGTCACGGCGAACCGCTGCCCATGCACGCATCACCCACTTACTGCCCCGCTTGCCATCTCTGCGGTGGTTAAGGTAGGATTGCAGCCTTGCATAGGGTACCGTCCACCGGATTTTCCCGGTTTTGCCCTCCATGGTAAAACTACCGGAGCGGATCAGTGCGCCGCTCTTTTTAGGGATATACGGCTCACACCGGGGCAAAAACTCCGCCCCCACTCTTGCTATTTGTGCCTGCGTAATACGCCCTGGGTCTGTAAACAGGCGCAGAGGGCTGACTCTCACTCTGATCATATCGCCCTCACCTCAATGTGGGGTGTTCTCCTGCCGTATCGTGCATCAAACACCTCACGGATTGTGTACGCATTTTCGGGTAAATCTGCAAGTTCGCCCTTTGCAATAATATCCTCCGGCTTTGGCAGATAGTCCGTGATGGATTCTGCCGGGATCAGCACAAGCAAGCTGTCAGACGGCTTTAAACCGCCACTGTGCTGGCCTGTTTCCACCGTTGCACCCCGTTTTTCTTCCCAGTATACGCTATGGATCAAGTGCGGTGTGTAAGTTTCCATTCGTTCCGCATCTACGTCCTTTTCAAAGACTGTAACTGCAAGACAATTCCTAAAAATCATGACGGGTCACTCTCCTGTACCTCAAAGAGCGGCGGCAATACACCGTACCGCTGCCGCCGGAAACCAAGGTCTTTTAGCTCGTTGCTGGAAAAATAAAGCGATTGTCCGGCATTTGCGTAGGTCATAGAGTAGGAGTATGCACCCAGCGTTTCTGTGGCTTGTGTGACAGTGCTGTTGTTATCCGCACTTATGCTGTCAAGCGCACGGATCACCGCCTGAATCACAACATTTTTGACGGAAATGCCGAAATCTTCGTCACTTTCTATAAGTGCATCAATGTCCTGTCCGAACTGCTTTGCCTTGATCCGCAGCATTGCAGAGGCATCACTCAGAAGCGTTTCTGCCGCCTCTTCCTCCGCCGCTGTCAGGCTTTTTCCTCGCGCTCGTATGTCGGCTACCGTTGCGTATACTGCGCCCATTTTCCACCACCTCTCCGGCACATTCTTCCGTCTGAGCCGCCTGCCAGTCAGGGCTGTGCAGCTCAGACGGGATGTCAATCAATGCGCCTGTTTTGATATGCCGGTAGATCATGCGGTCACAATGCGCACAAAGGAGCTTGTGTCGAGGATGCCCCAGCCGATATAGGCCTCTGCGCGGAGCACGATCTCATTGGAGCGCTTCAGATCGCCAAGCCCGTCCGGATTGCCGTACTGGATGATCTCCATAGGCATATTCTCAGCATAGCCCCACCGGAATGCGCTCGCAAAATCACCGATGATCGCCCGATCCTTAGAGGCTGTCAGTGCTCTGCCTGTGCTGCTGGCATCGCCAAAATTAACGGTGTTATTGATATTGCAAGCCAGTGTGCCAAAGCGCTCCGGCTGACCGCCGAAACGAAACTGATCATAGAGTGCTTCGTGCGTTGCCGCATTTTTCATGGCACCGAGTGCGCTTGCGAAAGCCGGTGCCATGGCAATACCCGAAACTGCCCCATCTGCGCCCTGAATCGTTGCCACAGCGCTGTCAATGTTATCATCCGGTGCGGTGCTGTCATAAGTCACGGTGGACGATACCAGCCCGTCAAAGTAGTTCGTGCCCACAATGGTGGTGCTATCTGCTTTCGTTGCCGGGTCAATGCCGTGCATAGCGGCAATATCCAGTGCCCGTGCCATTTTCTTGGCAAATCCGTCCGCAAATGCGGCAAGAAAAGGCAGCTGCTTTTCCTCGGAAATATTGAGAAATTCGTCAGAAACTCGGTGCTGATATACGAATTTAATCGGCTTAATGGTTACGGTCGAAATTGTAGCAGTACCGGCAGGCTTGTCCGCTGCCTCACCTACGATTGCCGCCTCACCGTCCACAGTAAACACAAAAGTGTCCGTGCCCGAAAAGGGCATAGGCTTCTGCCCACTAAGCCGTGCAAGGGCGGAATGCCCCGCCGTCTTGTTAAAAATGTCTGTTACAAGCTCCGGCTTAAAATATGTGCTTGTACTCGTTCTTGTTCCCATAATAATTACACCTCATTATTTAAGCTGCGCAGCACTTCACGCAGTGCCGCATTTTTTGTATCTTTTTCAGGCGTTTCGCCCGAAAAATCGGGTGTTGCCTGATGGTGTGCTGCAAATTTGGAGAGCGTTTCAGCATCCTTTCTGATCTCATCCTCATTGGCTCCAGAGAGGCGCTGTGCAAGCTCGTAAGGCAGCCCGATTTCATGCGCAATTCTCGTTTTTACCGAGGCGATCTCGTATGCGCTGTTTTTAGCTTTCAGGTCTGCGATCTGTGTTTCACTTTCGCCGACCTTTGCAGTGAGAGCGGCGATCTGATCGGCGGTTTTCTTTGCATCCTCCGGCGAGACCCAGCCCTCGTACTTCTTTGCTGCCTCATCAGCAGCGGATTTCTTGGCACGCTCAATGCGATCCTTGATGATTGCATCAAGCGCTTCCTGCGTTTCGATTGCTTTAAATTCCATAAAATACTCCTACTTTCCCCGTAGTTGGGTCAAAATGATACTCTCTGCGGCTTATGCTCCTTTGCAGTGGCACAAAGCCAGTGGGCAAGGGATACCGCTTCAAGCAGTGAGATATCTGCACCCTCCAGTACAGATGCATAACCAAATCCACCGCCGGAACCAATTGCCCGGTGCTCACAGTTTGTCGCAGCCTGAGCAAGCGCAGGCTGATCCATGTGCCTGATCTGACCACCAAAGAGCTGCTGCTCAAACAGTGCGTGCGCTGCGACCACATCAGACACCTTCGGCAACACAGCCTTGCATTTGACTTCGGCATCCTGCATTTCTGCGGCAAGCACCGTCTGATTTCCGGAGCCGTCGATTGCTACAGCCTCTGCGTGCGGACTGCGCAAAAATGCGATGATCCACGCATTGCCGTCCTTTATGGGGCGACAGTCGATTGCCTCAACAAAAATTTTATCATCGTCGAGCTTCAGAGCGGCACCCAGAGATACATTGCCAGACTTGCCATACTTTACGGCATAAAAAACACGCGGTTTTCCCGGCAGTTTTGGCTTTTCTTTGAGTGCATATTCAGACCATTCCTGCTTACTGATAGCAGATTTTTGAGAGTACCGTAACCACAGGCCGAGACGCTGGATATTATCGTCAACCTGATCGTCACCCAGCTCGCTGCGGATCGTGCGCTCTGTCAGGATCGTGCCGAGGCTTGGATTTGTCAGATACCACAG